TTCACCAGCTTGTTGTGATATACCAGCAAGTCCTGTTGATACAACAGGTACACCTGATTGAGCTGTTACTTGTTTTGCTAAATCTTGTCCTAAATCTTGAACAAATTGTGCAGGTAAAACTTGTGATTGTTGAATAGCCATTATAATACTTCCTCTAGTCTTTGTGATGTTTGAAACATTTTACGTGCGCCTTCTAATCCTTGCGATTCCTCTGATACTTCACCTCCGGATTCGAGGTTCTTCATCATGTTATACATAACTTCTGCGCCTTTGTCCACATCTCCTTCACCTGCATTTCTAACAGCATCAGCTGTAAATACAAACTCATTCTTTGATAGTCTTGCTGGAACATCGTCTGCCTTTTCCATTCTACCCATGTCTACAAAACCACCTGTTTCTCTGTAATCTTTTTCTTGACCATCCATATCAAGCAATGGCATTACTTTCTTAGCTACAGGCTCTTTACCTTCTGTAGAGCCACCTTCTGCTCTAAATCTTCTTGCTAGATATTTGTTAGGGTTAGCTCTTATCTCTGCTATATCTATACCTGTTTCATCAGAAATCATTTGTGCTTCCTCTTCTTGTTCTGCTGTTAAAGCACCTGCTAGTAATGATGTTCCTGCTATTATTCCTGCAGGACTTGTTAAAGCTTTACCTAGCATATTAGGAACAAATTTTTTAGCTACTGCATCACCAGCAGTTTTATAAGATTGCATTGTGCCTAAACCTATTTTAGATCCGATACGACCTAAACCTTGTCTACTAAATATGTTTCCTACACCTTGCATTTGAGCTATTGGACTCGCAAAATTACCAAAAAAAGTTCCTCCTCCAGCAATACTACCCAAACCACCACCAACTGTATATAACAATGCAGCTTTACCTATTGGTGACTTTGCAATTTTCTTAACTGATCTTGTAACTTTCTTAACAAGTTTACCTAGACCATACATCTGTCTTGCATTTTCAAAATCAAAATTACCATCAGCTAAACCACCCATGACACCACCACTTGCTGCAAACCTTCTTTTTAATGAAGAATCCTCCTCTGCAACTTCTGTTTCTTGGTCCATGTTGTTTTGTTCTTGTAGTGATGCTAAATATTCTGCTTCACTATTAAAACCTAATTTTGCCCATGTTGGTAAATTTGTAGAAGCATCCTCAACTCCTCCTACAAAAGGATTTATTCTTTGAGAGTTAAAACCAAAACGATTTGGAGTAAAAGCATTAGCTAAAAAACCAGCGGTTCCTGGTAATTCTGTTAATATACCTAATGGATTAACTTTTTTACGTGCTTCATCCATAAAAGTTAAACCTTCTGTATTTGGGCCATCTATACCTGGTTGTATTTTTTGAAACTGTGCCATTGGATTTCTACCACCTTCATTTCCGCCTGGTCTTTCAACGGATCCTTCTTCAGCTCGTCCTCCGACTCCACCTATTCTATATAATTGTCTTGCTATTTGAGTTCTAGTTATGGCCATTTTACTATTCTATTTTGTTTTAGGAAATAAATCAAGGCTTGGCATAAGAACAGTTACATCTCTTCTAACATCCTCTGGAGATATACCCTTATCTTTCCATTCTTGATCATTTTTATATATTTCCCCTGTTTTTTTATTAGTTATCTTTTCTATTATCTTATCTGGTTGTATCTCAATCATTATGTTGTTACCTCTTTCTTAATGTTTAAATAGCTAATTGCTACATCAAATGAATCTGTAGTGCTTGATAATACTGTAAAACTATCTCCTCCTTCTACTACCAAAGGTTGGGTTAATAATTCTGTTGTAACGTTTGCTGTCAAAGCAGCTGATTTTAAAGCTGTAATACTGTTGTTTGTAATTGTGACCGTTGGTGTGCCTGCAGATGTCACTAATATGGATTTAATAACATAAGTCTCACTAACCAAAGGATTGCCAGAACCTAAAGGACTCAATGCACTTCCTGTTGTGCTATTATCTATACCTGCAAATTTAAATTGATTAGCCATTAATCTAAAAAGAGACTTCTAGCCTCTATCTCCTCTTTTAATTCTTCTTGAAATGTTGAGTTTAATTTTTCTACAATCGCATCAAGATCTCTTACTTGAGCTTCTGCAGTCTGTACATCATATTCTTTTGATGGTCTAGTTATAACCTGTACTATTTTTGCCATTATCTTCTTCCATCCGGTNNTCCGGTTGTGTGTCTAATCTAAAAGTTCCTAATTTCCAACTTTGACTAGATGCTGTGTTTTCTACTTTTAATGCAATAGCTCTACCTCTTGCACGTGTATCAACTTTTGTTGTAGATGAAGTAATATCAAATGGTCCAAGAGGTGAACTAGCCTGTGAATTATTTGGATAATTTTTTAATTGTAACGTAACTCTAGTTGATCCCGTCTGACTTATAAAGTCAGGAACAAATCTTCGTATCTTCATTAAATATTCACCATCTCCTCTAAACGTTGCAACACCAGTTTGTTGACCTGTTTGTGCTCTTTGTTGTGTAATATCAAAATCTCCAGAAGATATATTTGAAGTGATTGCAGTTATAGTTCCATTTTTATTTTGATCAGTTCCTATTTCATGTTCATAATATGTTGTTATACCATCTGTATTTCCAACTACATCAAAAGATGTATCTGTGGCTGCATCATATTCTGTTGCGTGAGGTAAACCAAATACTGCAGAATCTCTCCACATTGTTCTTGATAATGTTCCATTAGTCCAAACTGGTCTTTGTGGTGATGAGTCAAAATAATTATATGAAACCATTCTATTTACAACAGAAGATGTAGATGTTGGATAAAACCACATAACTTCACCAAACAAATTATTTAGTCCAGCTGATATCATTTGATTACCAGAGTCTAAATTTATATCATCATAAACAAAATCTTCTACTAAACATGGTAATGATTCTAGTTTACCAGCATATCTAAAGAAACCATTTTCTGACATCCAATACGCAGCACCATCAACTTCTATACATGCATTCTGTCCTGCAAGCCCACAGTTAGTTCCAACCTGTGCAAAGGCAAACGTAAATGGTTGTCCAACAAAACGTTGAGTGAACAATGCGGTATCAGTCCAAACATAAATCGCATCTCTACCTCTAATAGCTCCCATGATCCGTGATCCGTCAGCCAGTCTTTGTGTACCAGCTGTATTAGTTGCTGTAGGTGTATAAGTGTTAATATCTTCTTGGTCCGAGAATCTAACAAACATATCGTCTTGCGTAGATGTATCACCAATTGTTGTCTCTGTTCCAAAAAACACCAAGTGTCTATCAGGAGTAGAAACTAACATGTGACGTGACGCTGTTGGTGCACCAGATATAACAGTTGCTCTTGTAGTTGTTGCATTTGATAAAGAAGAGTCCCATTCAAATACAGAACCGTTGTGAATTAAACAAATAGCTTTGTCACCAAAATTATCTATAGACCACATACCAGGTTCAATAATTAAGTCACCTGATGCTGCCTCACCCCATGCAACATAGTCGGTTGAATTTGTAACTGTTGCGCCATCACTATGAGATGCTGCTGTTGTTCCAGCAACTCCTCTTGTTAAACCTGTAAGTGTATTATCAGTAATTCCTGTGTAAGATATTTCTTCTGATCCTATAATAATAAAATTAGTTCCAGAGCTTGGAAACTGCGAAGCATCAGCTAATGTAAGAGTTGTAACAGAATCATTGATTGCACCATTAAGAGTAGTTGTAAGTGCTCCAGCTGCTTCACCGCCCCAAGATCCTAATCCATAACCAAAACCTTTTGCTTGGACTGCTGGACCAACATGATAATAATGTTGTACTCTAATACCACCTGATGTTGTTGCACCTGATCCTGATTCGTTTGAGGGCATTGTAATAGTTAAAGTTGTTGTTGATGGCACCGACGTTACCATAAATTTTTTATCATCAAAATCAGAGGCACTAAAATTAGAATTAGTTATAGCAGTAAAATTATCTAGAAGAATAATATCATCTTCTTGTATGTTATGTGCACCAGAAAAAGTTATTGTAACGGTAGGTGATCCATTAGTTGTGCTAAAACAATTTGTAAGTGTGGTTGTTGATTTAATAGGGTGTATGTCATAAAATACTCCACCAGAAAATGCATATAAAATTCTGTTAGTTCCTATGATAGCATATTTTCTACCTAAACTATTAACGTAATGATGAAGACCTCTAGTAGCTCCTGTTAAATCATCTGTACCTAACTGCTTCCAACCACCTATTTTTTCAGGTGTTCCGTATCTAAATCTAACATTATCGCAGTCTACCCACTGTCCTTCAGCTGTAGTTTCGGAAATTTGTTTATTAATACCTGGTTGAAAACCTATTTTCTGTAACATAAGAATCCTTTTTTTCTAATGATATAGGTAATATCACATATTTAAATAGTTTAAAAGCTGCTATTTTTCGTAGTCATCTGGCACGTCTTTATCTTCTATAACTCCGTGTTCTTTGCCATCTCCATACATTTGAGTTGCTTTAGTTATTACTCCCATTAAAACAGTTGAAAATTCATAACAAGATTTTCTTTCTAATGGATAATGGCCTCTTCTTAAAATAATTAAAAGTATTTCTG